TTTGCTCGGGTGAATCAGCCAGAAGTCGTCCATATATCGGCCATAGAACTCTATCCCCAATTCATGCTTGATCAGCTTGTCCATCCCATCCAGATATAGCAGTGCAAATCCCTGATTGATCTGATTGCCCAGTGGAATGCCTTTTCCCGGCGTGCTGTCGATATACAAATTGCAGAGCCACAGCACATCCGGATCATATCCAAAGTGGTATTCCACAATATCCTTCAACTGCTCATGGGATATGCTGTAAAAGAATTTCCGGATATCGCACTTCAGGATGTACCCGTCGAATCCGTATCGCTCATGGAATTTCTGCATCTGAATACTGAGACGGTCAAGTCCGAACAGGGTCCCCTTGCCTCTCTGACCGGCGCAATTATCATAAAGAAAGATTTTTTCCAGCCGTGGCATGATCACGTTATCGCACAGGCAGTGCTGCACGACCTTATCCTTGAAAGATGTCGTCTGTATAACACGTTCCTTCGGCTCATATACTTTGAACTCGGAATATGGAGAAACCCTGTACTCCTTCGTCTGAAGCTGCCGGATTAGCGTGTGGACACCGTCCAGTGCAGCTGCATCGAATCGTGCAGCGCCTTTCTTAAATCCTTTCCCGCTTCTGGCCCGGCGGAATGCCCGGTACATATTATGAAAATCGGTTACTTTCTCGAAATCGGTCATGCAGCCCACCCTTTCTTGTTTATCCTTTTCGGAAAGGTTGTGCGTTCTTTTGAATGTGTGCATAGATTTCGGCTTACTGCCTACTCTGTCGAGCGTTCATCAGAACGGGCGGACGCCGTTGTCGTTGTTGTTGTAGTTGTCGTTGTTGATGTAGCCGGACGGCGAAACGCAAAGAAAATACAACGCACAGCCTAATTTTTTATTTCCGTTCCCTGGTTCTCCAGGCAATTGCCATGTATTTCACATCCTGAACCATCTTCGACCAATACGCCGCTGACTTATCATTCACCAGCTCCAGGTTCATGGACAGCTCAATGTAAAACAGCATCTGATCACACAGCGCAATTGCTTTTGTGATCATCTCGCACCGCTGCCACTTCTGGGTCTGGTTATTGATTCGGTTTGCCTCCATCAGCGTTTCGTAAAGGTCGAGGCTTCTGAGCTGGATACGGTCTACCAGGGAATGCCGATACTTTTTGGGATACCTGTTGCAGTTTGATGTGAGCTTAAAGCTATGTACCGCCAGTTCTTTTGCCTTGACGATAACCTTCAGATCTGTATCAGCCATTGTTACTCCTCAAAAGATACAAAGATATCAGATTTTAAGATACAAAACGGGCGGACGCCGCTGTCGCCGTTGCCGTAGCCGTCGCCGCTGAAGTAGCCGGACGGCGAAACGCAAAGTGCCCAGCGGTCATTCTCATGGTTCTTGGTGCTTGTTGCAGTTGCCAGCCACCACCATTCATCCTGCTTGTGCTTGTCCAGAACATCCACAAATCTCCGGTACTCAGTCATGGTCAGCAGGCTTGCCCGGCGTGTGATGGTTCCGTAATCCTTCAATCCATCCATAGTTGTCAGGTCCACAGGATGCTCCAGGATGTTTTCCCTGCCAATTGCCTCCGCAAGCTGATCCGCAAAGGTTTCACACAGGCAGTCCACAGTGGAACCTGCATAATTGTTATTTGTTTCGCTGAATTTGGACTCATCCTTGAAGAAGTTCTTGCAGATCAGGGCCGTCTCACCCAGATATTGTTCCAGGACGACCATCTCAAAGCCGCCGATTTTCACAACCTCGCCGGGTTCGAATTTGAATAGCTGTTTTTTCTTTTTGCCCACCACATTCAGCTCGCGCAGGGCAGCCACGATTGCAGCGGCCTGTTCATCGGTCAGACTAATGTGGTCGTTTCCTACATGGATAGAGTTGCTCATTTTTTGTGTATCCTCCTTATTAATAAAGAATCTCTTTGCCGTCGAAATGAAACCAGTCAATCCTGCCGCAGCCTCTGCACTGGCAGCGCTTTACGGTGATTCTCCTTCCGGTTTTATAGCTTGTATAGCGGTATTCCGTTTTCAATGGCCGCCACACATGGCGGTGCATGATTTTATGAAACCATTTCTTCATCACCACACCTCCACCAATACCAGCAAGCACAGCGCCCACATAACAGCGGGCGATTGGAGCAGTAGCGCAGTCAAAACCACAGCAGAAGTAAAAAACACCTTCCATATCAAATCTTGCATCTCTTTCCTCCCCATAAGTATGTATTACACGACAAGCACCGCTCCTGACCAATCTGGATTGGAGCGCCGCACACTGGGCAATGCTGATTCATAGCCTTACCTCCATTCCAAGCGCCTCCGCCCAGGCTTTTACCAGAAGACGCAGGAACTTCAGCATCTTTTCGCCCTTCTCCTTGTCGCCCACGGAGATTTTCTTTATCCAGCCAAGCAGGCTGTTGAAGTCTGCCCGGAGCTTTTGCGCCATCACATTGCATTCCACCATATCCGGATCGTTCTTCCGCTGGGCGGCTTCCAGTTTCTCCTGAATGACTTTTGTTTTTTTCTGCTCTGCGGCAAGGGCCGCGTTGGCTTCTTCCAGTTTTTTCTGGATATCGCCGGCATCTTTTTCCGCTGCGGCGGCCTCTGCCTCGCGGCGCAGCTGCTCCATGATGGATTCTGGAATGTCCGGGTTTTCCTGCGCCTTCTTCAGCTCCTCCCGGACGGTCTTCTCCTTTTTCCGGGCTTCTTTCAGCTGGTTCTCCAGGACTTCCACCTTTTTTACTGCATTTTTCTCACTGGTTTCTGCCAGATGCTTTTCAGCAGTAAGTTTGTCGATCTCCTTGCGAAGATTTTCTTCGTTGGTCTCTGCAGTATCCCTCTCGCTGGTCAGCCGGTCGATCTGCTCCTGCCATGCGCTCTCATCGGATTTGGCGGCGGATAACTGCTGCTGCATGTTCAGCACATTCTGGTTTGCATCCCGGAGTTGAGCTTCTGCACATTCCGCCGCTGCCATAGCATTGTCCCGCTCCCGCAGGGCCTGCTGCAGCTGCCGGGTTGACATGTCCGCCACATTGTTTTCTTCTGCAAATTCCTGACGCTCCGCAAAGGGCAGGGCCAACAATGCCAGATGCTGGGTATAACTCAGCTTCCCAAACGTTTGGGAACTGGTCCAGGTATCAAAGAGTGACTGCTGATTGGTTCCATACTCCCTGTACAGCTTCATCAGGTTTTCTGCGGTTGACTGGGAATATTCCACGTTTTCTTCCAGCCATTTGCCCCACTCACCCTGCGGAACAAGGCTTTTTGCCTCCTGCAGCTTCTCGCCGATCCGCAGGGAACCGGCAATCATGGTCTCCTGCACCTGTCGTTTGATGGTATTGATCTCCGCCGCGATGATATAAGGATCACGGGCTGTGATGATGTTGCTCATGCTGTTTTCTCCTTATTTTTCTGATTCTCCCGCCACCAGGGCATCAAGACTTCCCGTTCCCATCTGGCACAGAAGTCCAACACTTTTTGTGGAATTTTGTGAGAATACTGTTTGTTAGTGCCGTGTCGCTCGTTTCCGTATCCGTGGAGCTGTACACGGTGGGGCTTATCCTTCATATTGATATCCAGGGTATAGTAATTTCGTTCCGGTCTGCGGTACCGTCGTACAAAGAAAATCGTATCTTTTCCCTCGATATGGCTGTTCCCGTAACCGCCGACACAATGCCGCAGGACGTTTCCTTCCTTCACCAGTTCTGCATAGGATTTCGGGAGAATGATGCACAATTCTCCATCCGTCCACTGAAGCTGACCATATTTATCCACAACGGCATCAAAGCCCTTTTGGAATTTCTCTATCTTTTTCTGGTCTATTGCTTCCATCTGCATTCTGGTATATCTGTCATGAGCCGCCTGCAGATTCCGTGGCCAAAGCTCCTCCTGTGTCAGTGGGCGATTCCCCGCCAGAGCCTTTGCGGCGTTCCGAGTGTCCAGCAGGATCCGGATCTCCGCCGGGCGAAGCTTCTGTTTTTTTAGGTATCTGATCAGCTTTTCAATATCATTTTCGCTGTAATCCTTTTGCAGGGTCACCAGTGTCCTAAGACCGTTGTCCGTGAACATATCCCGGTAGATCAGGAACTGCTGCGCTGTTGTCCCCATGGTTCGGAAAATCTGCCACATTTTCTGGCATTCATACTCCCACTGCTTCCCGGCTTTTCGGATGGCTTTGAAATCACTTTTCGTAAGGCCGAGCATTTCGTTTGGTTTCTTTTTGGTTATGTCAATAACACCGTGCATCTCTGCGGCAGCAGAATAGCCATTGCTGCTTGTGCATACGATTGCATTGACAAGACTGTTCCAACCTGTGTTTACCAGGTTTTCCAACTGCGGGTACTCCTTCCATAGCTTCAGATACTCCACACTGCACAGGCCGTCGTGTTCTGCAAAGGATTGCAGGCCGGTCTTTTCAGCTGTGGTTCCGGTCAGATCCGGGACTGTCTCATAGAAGATGCCGCCTTTTTTCTTGTTGCTGATGCTTCCCCAGTCGTGGTAAATCATGTCCAGACTATCCCGTTTGTTGGAAACGTACCGCCACCGGTCGGCCTGCGTCTCGCAATAGAATGCGCCACCACCGGTTTTGTGGGAATACCTGTGGATATTTCCCTTCTCATCCAGAATGTAGGCATCTCTTGGGTATACGTTATATGTGTTTCCATCCGGATATATGGTTCTGCTTACCAGCCAATAGACCACAGCTGCGTATTCTTCAACTGTCATAATAGAGGCAACCAGGATTTGCTTGGTTCTTCCGCCCCGAAGGTTCTTTTCCGGGATTGTTCGCAGCGTCTCGTAGCACATGGGGCACGGCGTTGCTTCGTTGTACCCGTCCACCTCCGTCCGATAACCACTGTCTTCCTCTGCACTTAGCTCATCGATTCTCAATGGGCCGTTTGGATCCAGCGGCCACCATTCGCCGCAATCATCTATCCAGAACTCCAACGCGTTTCCGATTTTCTCTGTAACGAATTTGCTTCCGCATTTCATGCAGGTGCATTCTGCCACCCGTTCCCGTCTGGATGGCTTCAGGTTGTTGTTCATCAGGTAATCCATGGTGTACACCGGAACGGTCACGCTTTTCCATACCAGATACTGCGGCCCCAGTTCATAGTCACAATGTCCAAGCGTCCATTTAAGCAAATCGTCCGGCGGTTCCTCCGGCAGCAACTGCCGTACTTTCTCTTTATCCATGGCCTACCTCACAGAGCGAACAGGTCGATATCATCACCCAGGTCGAACGGGTTCATTTCTACCTGTGCCGGTTCCTCAGTCCGGATTACAGACAGTTTCGCTCCAGCGGCAGGCAGTCCGTAGAACTCCCGGATGATCCGTTCCTCTTCCTCTGGCGGAACATATACACAATTCCCCTTTTGCTCCTTGTGGAGACGGTCGGCGTTTGCCTTGTTTTTCTTGGCACATTCGTGGATGGACATGCTTTTGTTTTCCAGGTCTTCCGCCACGATTCTGGCACAATCTGGGTCAGCGGCACAGATCTCTTTCAGGGTCTGGCCGACACACCAGCCCACTGTTCCCTCATGGCCCTTCTGCTGGGCTTCGATTTTTTCAAACACTGTCATAATAATCTCCTTTTTCCGTCTTGCCGAAAAAGGGACTTCATGGTATAATACACATGCAGTCCCTCGTGGCTGTTTCTTCTGAAATGGCGGTGCTTCCTTTAGCCGGTGGAGCACCGCTATTTTTATTGTTTGAGCACGAATTCACGTTCGGGGCCCCTTTCCTTATACACGAGCACCCCCAGGCGGCCTTCCAAATGAAAAACCGCCACATCATCTGCGCCCAATTCCGGTCGCACCCTTTGAATACGCTCCAGCTCCTCTGGTGTCGGCGTCTTGTACTTTGCGATTCCCGACACCTCACACGGACAGGCCGATCAGAAAGGCAATCACCACAAAAGCGGTGACGATCACGGGCATGTGATCCCGGATCTGCTGGATCCGGTGTGCAATTCCTAACACGGCGGGTGCATCCTGCTCCTGGATGTATCGGACTACCTTGCCGGGCAGCTCCCCGCCACGGCCTGCCTTGCGGTTTACCATGCGGATGACTTCATAATCGGCATCCATATATGCTTGCTCGCTCATAATGATTTCCCCTTATCTGTTTTTATTGTGGGACAGGTCGGGATCGAACCAACTGCTCACGACTGCTGCCGTGCTCTCCACTGAGCTGTCCCATAAATCAGGCCCCGAAGGGCCTGACATGCATTTCTGAAAAGAGGATTTTTCCTTTCTAAAAAATTTTTGAGGTTAACCCTCGTTTGCTACGAAAAAATCATATAGTATGGATAGTGTTATTTTAGGATTGATTGGGCTGTTGAAGCTCCCTGTACTACTGGAAGCCGGTTGTGTACCAGGAGATCAGGTCGAGCCGCCGGGTTGAGGTTGATGCAAGAATCCGGTTTCCCAGGCCGTTATTCTTGGGCGGCCTTGGTGCCTTGCTCCTGATGATCAAAAAACCAATCATTCGGCTACTCCTTTCTATAGATTTTTGAAAAATTATGCCTGGGCAATGCCCATGGAGCCGGTGACGGGAATCGGACCCGCGTTGCCTGCTTGGAAGGCAGGTGCTCTGCCATTGAGCTACACCGGCGTTTTTCACTTTCGCTTGCTGCGCTTCAGCGGATCCCGTTTTTCGTATGGTTCCGGGCGATACCATGCGCCGTCTTTGTAGGCCTGCCGGTTTTTCCGGATCAGTTCCTGTTCCGCCTTCCATTTAAGGAAGGCGTCTTTTTTGCAGTGATCACTGCAGGCCGTATATCTGTCCGGGCATCCTTTGCATGGATTTTTTCGCTCTGAGGTTATCGTAGTGATCATGCTGTACTCCTTTTTTTAATTGGCGCCAGGCCGATTCGAACGACCTTACCCAGAGTGAAAGCTCGTAAAAAACCGTGGGTGCCACCTGCTGCGCCGTATTTCGCCGGGACCATGGCTAAAAATCCCGGCGGCGGTCTTTGCCTGCTGTCAGCTGGGATGAAGGTTGACGGGGGTCTACCAATGGCAATCGCGGGCGTATGCGTCCCGCTGGTGGAACAGACCGGATTCGAACCGGTACTATCGGGGCCTATGTGCTCCCCGCTCTCTACCATTTAAGATACTGTCCCGTATAACCGCCGTGCGGACTCACGGCGGGGTTTTCCCATGCGTTTGGGAATCAGCCTGTTTACTTTCCTGACTGGCTCACATCGTCTGCTTCCAGCATTTTCCGGAAACTCTCCGCGTTCTTGTCCGTCCAGGTTTTGATGATGTAGGCCCAGGCCCGCTCTCGCTGTTCGGGAGTCAATGGAGTATACTGTGGGTTCAGTTCCCCTTTTCTGGAAATCACAATGGGCATTGGTGGCCTCCTTTACTGTCTTGATTTCACGGGTTTTATATCAAGATTCAAAGATAGAAGAATTAAAGATACAAAACGGGCGGACGCCGTAGACGTTGAAGTCGTAGCGGTCGCCGAGGATGTAGCCGGACGGCGAAACGCAAAGGGTCCAGTCGGGATCACTGTTGGGCTGTGCGGTTTCGGGGGTTGCCAGCCACCACCAACGGTCGGGCTTGAACTTGCCGAAGATTTCTGCATTGGCCCGGTAGAAATCCAGTGTGGGAAGGCTGATCCGGGACTTGACGGGAGCGTAGGGCTTCAGACCGTCCAGGGTGGTCAGGTCGGTTTCGAATTCCAGGACGTTCTCTTCGCCCAGGGCTTCGATGATGGCGGGCAGGACTTCCAGCTGCAGGCGCTTGAAGGCTTCGCTGTCCTGCAGGTTGTTGGTTCTGCCGAACCGGGAGCGGAAGGCGATGTCCTTCATGACCACGGGGGTCTTACCGTCCTTGCCGGGGAACTTGATAAATTCCATGCCGCCGATGGTGAAGGTTTCGCCATCCCGGCAGGTGATCTTCTTGATTTCGCTCATTGTGTTTTCCTCCTTTTTATTGGTCAGCCCGGGGATTAGCCGGGCTGGTTGTCTGCCATCTCTGCCACGATCCGGGCGCCGATGGCCTGTTCGGTCCACTTCTTCTGGAACTCTGCCCGGATCTCTTCGGGCAGGCCCTGCATTGCCTGGGTCAGTTCTTCGCTCAGCTGCTTGTTCTGATCGCTCACCTTATCGCCTCCTGTTGAATAATTATTTTTGCTGTGGTACAATCACCCCGAAAGGGGGTGAACTTATGAAATCCAAGAAACCTGCCAGAATGAATATCCAGCTTTCTGCAATGGATGTTGATGCCATCCTTTGTGCACTTCCTCTGATTTCCTACTATGACACTGGTTCCGATATTCAAAATCAGATCAATTTCGATTTGATGAACTCTGCTATGGATAAGCTTTCCACCAAAAATTCTGGTTTTCTCCCTAATGAATACCGCGTTATTTATACAGCCGTAGCCCTTGCCGTTAATATTGAAACGCATCTTTCAGGGATTGAAATTGCCGCAGAATGGAAAGCGGAACTCAAACGGCACTTTTTTACGCTAAATCGAATCCATGCACTCACAAAGGACATGATTTATCAGCGGTAAGAAATCGTTGGTAACTGTATCTCAGATGCGTCCTGGATGAACTGTGGTTTCTTCTCCACCCTCTCACCTCCGTTTTGTTTTCTCAATGCAATCGCTTTGCTTTGTGAACTCATATTAACACATGTTATTTGCGTTGTCAATACATTTTGAGCATTTTTTATTTTTATTTTGCATTGACAATACATTTTCTTTGCTGTATAATGACCGCAAGGAGGTGAATTACAATATGTCTACTATCAACGAACGTTTCCGGGAAGCTCGTGAGCAGCTCAAATTGACCCAGACTGAATTTGCTAGTTTGGCCAACCGTACCCGCAGTGAAATATCCAACATTGAGTACAACAAAACCTCTCCGAAAGAGGAGGTTATCAAAGCAGTATGTTCTGCGCACAGTATCGACCGTGTTTGGTTGGAAACCGGTGTGGGCGAACCTTTTCATCCGAAGGATAAGCAGGAAGAACTCAAGGCCGTGTTTTCCGACGTTCTCAGCGGCAGGCAGAGCGAAAAGAATGCTTTTATCGAAGCTATGGCCCAACTTCCGGACGATGTGTTCCCGGTGCTGGTAAAGTCCTGGATCGCCGCCGCCGAGGCTATGAAAGAAAAGCTAAAAGAAAAAGAGTGACCCGAAAAAGGTCACTCTTTTCTTGACTTGATTGCAAATAATCAATATAATTATTGGTATCTTAATTTGATATAAGTAGAAGGGGTTTTCTTTTATGGCAAAAAATAAGAAATCCAATGGAACACACAAAAACACTTGGCATTTTTATGTTGGTATCTTTTGCGCTATTGGTGCCATTGTGATGCTTTTCAATAATATTTTTGCTTCTCTGGCTTATGCAATCATTTCTGTTGTTCTCTTCCGAAAAAGCAAATCCATAAAGACAGAGAAAACCAGATCCGTTAGAGGCCCGGAATCGTTTGTCGAAGAATCGAGAAATGATGATCAGAAGAAACCTGTTTATAAACGCTGGTGGTTCTGGGCTCTGATCGTGATTATTTTACTTGGCGGAAAGAAAAATATTTCTACGGTTGCTCCTGAGACGGAACCGCTTCAGGCTGAAACATTTGTTGCAATCGAAACAACCGCCGAAACTGTTATTGCTACAGAAACAGAGACTGCGCCTGTCGAAACCTCCGAAACAGTTGCCCAAGAAACTACTGCGCCCACAACTACACCGGCTGAGACTGCTGAAGAAACACAGCATCAAACAACCTACATTCTGAACACAAATTCAATGAAGTTCCATTATCCCAGCTGCGGAAGTGCAGATGATATCAAGGATTCCAATAAATCCACATTTACCGGAACTCGTGACGATTTGCTGGCCAGGGGCTACGATCCTTGCGGCCGCTGCCATCCGTAATAATTCCCATATAGCACTAAAAGCCCTCCCCATATCTGGGAGGGCTTTTCTTATCGAAAATCTTTCAATGCATGGATGTATTTCAGAACCATGACCCGCTCCTTTTCTGTCATGGTCTCCAGGTGCTTGTTGATCGCTTTCGTTACAGTATCCATATAGCCCCCTCCAATCGCAGGCCGGTCAGCCCACGTTTTGGCGGGGCTTTCTGTTTCATCTCCTTACATTCTGTATTATAGAACACCTGTTCAATAAAAATCCATCGAAAAATGTTACTTGCGCAGATTTCTTGCAAGCTTCATGCCCCGGATATAATCCGCCACCATAAGCAGCTCCGCAGGATCCAGATCCGACACCTGATTGATCACGGCTGTCATCAGAATCTCATGCTTTCCGGAGTAACCGGCGGCACCCCCTTCACTTTGGATTAGATACATCGGATCACCTCCTTTCAGGCCAGTTCCATGACGACCATCCAGTAAACGGATTCCACATCCGCAAAGGAGGCATCCCGTAATTTATCATTTATATATGCCAGCATGTCTTCTTTCGTCTCAGGCTCCATTGATTCCCCCCTTTTTTATCATTTTATATTCAATTTCTGTCGTTTGGTTGCACACATTTGTATTTTATGATATGATTTCATCAAAGGCGTTACAGTCGCCGGACCAGCTGATAAATAAGACGCAGGTCTTCCTCCGTCTTTTGCCGAAGCTCAGCGACGATACCTACAATAATGGGGTTTTCCGCAAAGATCAATTTGTCCGGCCTCCTTTGTAATGTTTTTATTTGACCCAGCGACGTTCTGTCGCCAAACTTTCCGCCGCCGGGTCTAGCCTTGGGCTGATTACAGCCTACACCATGCAAACCAAAAATACAATAAGAGAAAGTGGAAAACCGCATTGTATAAAAACAATTGCGAGTTTGGGTCAAAACCCAAATGAGGGCTGTATGTATGAAAAAAGTAGAAAATGATACCATTGGAGGACTTGGGTCTTCGCCCAACCCTATGGAAGAAAACACAAATATGACAGGTGAAACGGCAAATCACATTGGGCTTTATCAGAAATGTCTGAAATGCCCGGATTATGGCGTGACCTGCAACGGTCCGAAACTGGCGGCTCTGGGCGATATCATGGTTGTGCGGGAATTTCACCGAGCAATCAAAGTTGCCCGTGGCATTACCCTGAAAGATATTGCCAAAGCTGCCCCGTTTATCAGTGAATATACCGTAAATGATTATTTTTCCCATTCCGTGAAGGATTTCAAATGGACTACTGTCGGCGTGATCGACAATGCATTGACGGCTATCTGCGGGAATCGGGTCGGACAGCCCTTGCTTGACAATCCCTGTCCTGCCACATCCTACGAGATTACCGCCCAGATGGAGGGTCTGCGCCAGCAGATCGCCGAAGAACAGGCAAAGAACGAAAAATTACAGCAGGACATCGCCCGCAATGCCGAAGAATACATCCAGCAAATGGCGCTCCAGCGTAAAGGCCATATTGAAGAGCGGGAAGTCCGCGAGCGCTCCATTGCCTATCTTCGTGGACAGGCAGAACGCCTCCAAAAGGATGTGGACGAAGAAAGAGCACAGGGCGCCGATTTTCTGAAACGCATAGATGAGAAAAACACCATAATTGACGAGCAACAAAAGGTAATTGCAGGATTGAACAAAACCATTTTGGATATCACCAGGGAAAACGAACGGGAACGCCGCCGGGCAAACCTGCAGAAAAGTTTTATTGTTCTGTTGTTTGTGATTACACTTGTAGCCCTGACCTGTTATCTGGTATGGGATCTGATGCACCCAGGTGCAGGTTTGTTCCAGTGGTGAAAAAAGCCGCCCCGGTCTGACACACCGGAGCGGCAAGCAGGCACCCAACCACGACGAAGGGAATCTGCACCATTATGGTAGCACATCCCTCCCGCAAATGCAAGGAGGAAAATATGAGAGACAGAATCCCCGGGGCTATGATAAACGCCCGGTATTCCACCGATAACCAGAACCCGGACAGCATCGAAGTCCAGGTACAGAAGTGCCGGGAATGGTGCCACCAGTATAACATCCCCATCCTTGGCATTTTTGCTGATGAAGCCACATCCGGTATGAAGGATTCCCGGCCCCAGTACGAAAACATGATGATGCAGCTGCGGCAGGGGATAGGGGACACGGTCGTGATTTACGATCAGTCCCGGATGTTCCGAAAAATGACAGCCTGGTTTGCTTTCCGGGATGAGCTCACCGCCATGGGCGTGAAGGTGATTTCCGTCACGCAGCCCATGATCGGCAAGGATCTGAGAGACCCCACCAATTTCCTGACCGAAGGCAGCATGGCCCTGTTCAATCAGATCTGGGCTTTACAGAGCCGTCAGAAGACCATGGAGAAAATGCGCTTCATGGCCAGAAACGGCCAGCACACCGGCGGCAAGCCCGCCCTTGGCTATCAGGTTAAGGACGGACGGCTGGAGATCTGCGAGGAAGAGGCCAAGACCGTTCGGAGAATCTTCCAGGAATACGCCGACGGCAAAGCCTACCGGGAGATCATCGCCGGTCTGAACCGGGACGGCCTGAAGACCAAGCGGGGAAATGCTTTTGGTTCCAACAGCCTGCATGATCTGCTGCACAATGAGAAATATATCGGTGTGCTGTCTTATGGCCATGCGCCCTACCGGGAAGACGGTACCCGCAACACCCATGCAGCGCCCAGCGCCAACGCCATCCGTATAGAGAATGCCATCCCGGCCATCATCGACAAAGATCTCTTTGAAATTGTGCAGAAGCGAATGGCTCAGAACAAACGCCAGCAGGGCGGACGGCCTCCTGTGAAACGGGAGTATCCCCTGAAAGGTAAGGTTTTCTGCGGTGAATGCAAGTCCGCTATGACCATAACCACCAGCCAGCAGAAGTATAATTATTACCGCTGCACCGGCAAGAAACGGCTGCATACCTGCGACGCTGCACCCATAAGCGCCGACTACTTGGAATCCCGTGTGGCTGACGCTCTGCGGATGTATCTTGGAAAACCGGAAGAAAACAACGGCCTGATCCGGATCTTACGGGATCAGGCGGAAGTTATTCAGGCGGGATCTGTGGCACGGCTGCAAGATCTGATCCGGCAGGAAAGGGAAGTCAGAGCCAAGCTTGACAATGCGGTGGAAGCCGTCCTGAACGGTTTTACAAGTCAGACAATTAAAGACCGTATAACAGAGTTAGAACAGCAAAAAGCCGCCATTGCCCGTGATATGCGGACATTAAAGGCGGCTGTGGATGCTTCCGCAATTCCAGAGCAGAAGCTGCGAGATATTTTGGATCTGATTATTTCCAGTACAGAGGAAGATGCAAACATTCTGCTTTCTATCGTTTACCGGGTGGAAGTGACATGCGAATCCATCACCATCTGGACAGTTCTCGAAGCAGACCCCACCGGAGCAATTGACGAAACGCTGGAAGGCGTGACAATAACTCTTGGTGTCCCTTCCGGTGTACCAATAGTTTTTGTCACTGATCGTTATATCCGGATCACCGTGGCAAGATAGATGAAGCCTCCTGATGTAATGTCAGGAGGCTTTTTTTAGTGTTTCACAATATCCCGCCAATACCTGCCAACTTTATCCTTGACGGCATCTCCGTCGTCCAGGAAGTCGTTTGCCAGGGCTGCCCACACTTCCGGCTTGTCCATGTTGTTTTTAATCATGGTCTTGCCGTAGTCGGAGAACAGCATATTCATGACCACCCAGAATTCGCAGGGCTTGTGATTGTATCCGTTCTGATGCATGACGGCGGTGGTCTGATCCATGGTCCAGCGGGCGGGAGGATTCATGTGCTTGGCCCATTCCTTGGCATCCTCTTCGGTAAATTCGTGGTGCATCTTGCCCATGTATTCCATGGCCAGACACAGCAGCACGAACTTTTCTAGGCTGGCGTAGCTCATTTCTTTATGCTTCAGGATGCGTTGGATATCTTTTTCAATGTTTTCCAGAGTAATATACTCCATTTATACCTCCTTTATGTAACGACACAGAATGTCGATTTCCTGCTTTCCTAATTTGATGGTTCCGATTTTAGGAATCGTCACCGGAAATTTATCTGCTCCCATATGTGGAACAAATGCATTGTACAGGGCATCAATATCGATGGTGCCCGCTTCCGGGTTGTACACGCCCAAGGCTGCCACGA